GCTAAATTTAAAAAAGGTAAAGATGGTTACTATTCTACTAACGTGTGGGATGGCACATACAAGGACAGCGGTAAAAAGAAATACAAACACCTGCGGTCCAAGAAAAGCTCCAAGGATTTAGAAAGAATCGTAAAAGAGTTTGAGCAACTAAGGGACCAACGGCAGGCAATGATTGATAGTGACATACTATTTATTGATTATGCCAAACAGTGGAAAATCCTATATAAAGAGTCTAACCGAGCAAACAATACCAATAAAATGTACGACAATGTGCTTAACGTCCATTTTGACAGCATTAAATACGTTAAGCTACAAGATGTACAGCGAAGCCACTTACAATTGATTCTGAACGGTGCTAAAGGCAAACCACGGACACAGCAACAAATAGTAATGACATTTAAGCAGGTCTTACACTCTGCTGTCTGTGATCGCATTTATTCCGCACAATCATTTGCAGATATATTTGACAACTTTGAATCTATAAGTTACAAAGCAAAAGAAAAACGCCCATTGACACCAGACGAACAGAGAGCCGTTTTTAAGGCAGATTTTAATTTAATGGATAAAATCTATGTCTATATCATTTACGGCTGTGGATTGCGGTGTGGAGAAGCCTTAGCACTAACAGAAGCAGACTTTGACCTAGAAGCACATACAGTATCTATTGACAAATCACACGACATATCAGACAACATACCAAAGAAAAAAACAGTAAAAAACATACAGAACGGAGAAAGAACGTTACCGTTACCAGATAACGTATTCGATACAATCTCTAGTTACATAAAACAACTTAGAAAAGATGGCAGGAAATACTTATTCATAAATCGTGATTACAAGCCTATGACAAAATCTGGTTTCCGCAGGATGTGGGGTAGAATCATAAAAGCAATGCAGGCAGTCAGCAAAAGTCCTATTGAGGATTTAACAAGCCACATCTTCCGCCACAATTACTGCACAAACTTATGCTACCAGTTCCCTAAGATTAGCATAAAGATGATTGCAAGGCTTGTAGGGGATTCTGAAAAGGTCGTTCTGGAAGTATACAATCACTTAATGTTAGAAAAAGAAGATAGCATATCCGCTGTAAATGATGCTTTAAATTTGGAACAGCCTATGGAACGAAAAATGGAACAACTAAATGAAATGGTATCTTAGATTTCTGGAATACGAATGGAACATGGAACACGGATGGAACAAATACTTCCCTAAACTTTAGATACTTTCGATTACTTTTAAGGGTATGATTTTTAGACAGGTCATACCCTTAAAAGCCGCATAAATACAAGAAAAGCACGGTATTTAGCCGTTTGGCAACCGTGCTTTTTAAAGTGAGCGTGCGGGGATTCGAACCCCGGACAACTTGATTAAAAGTCAAGGAATCAAATCTATGTTAAACCGCATAAACTCTATTGTTCTCAATTTTGGTTGGAACGAAAATGGAACATTCTCGCTTCAACGTTGTTTATAATATCACATCATTTTCGACAATGCAAGCATTATTTTTAAATTTTTATGTAAGTTGCTGAACAGTACCCTGTCTTACCGTTATATTTAACTTTATGCCACGCACTACCTTTTTTGACAATCTCTACTGTTGCACCCTTATGGATTCTATAAACAATATCGGATTTTGTGTTCGCACTCTTTCTCATAATCAACGGGTCATGTTTCGTGATAACTGTTCCATAGACTTTTGCTTTCTTTGCTTCTTTCACTGTTGTTCCTGCAATGTCAGCTTTGAACTTCTTCCACCCCTTATTATTCTTTCCAATCCATGGGTCTGGACAATCCTTGCCGTTTACATCCCAGTGACGAATAACGTGGTCTGCATCAATGTCGTACTTCTTCATATAGTATGTAACCAACCACACGAGATCGTTGTATACATCCGCAGGTACACCACCAACACAATTGCACATTTCGATGCTTAAGGTGTTTGCATTTGTAGCAACTTTGTATTTGCTACCTGCACCATTTTTTAAAGTGTAGCATCCACCTACTGCCCATGCTACTCTCTTAAGAGATACAGATTTATATACAACTCCACTACCATCAATAAAACAATGAGCAGAAGCGTGTCTGTTTTCTCCTTGGAAATATTTGCAGTTATTCAAAGCTGTGTCGCCTTTGTTTCCTGTGAAATGCACTACAATAAATTTAATATCACTCAATTTTCTTTTGCCGCCATAATTTGACTCATCGGCAAATTTGTTAATAAATTTCATTTTACACTTCCTCTTTGTGGGTAATGTTGATAGGTTCTTCTGTTAAGTCCGCAGGTCCTTGATAGTCTGGGTCTACTGCCTGTCCTAATTCTTCATAAGACATTGCATTAACACTGTCCCCGATTCCTTTTGTCGTTGGGTCCACCAATACTCCGAGAGTCACTAAGATATTAAGGATGATACCTACAAGCTGTGTTACTGCATCCTGTGCGATTGGTGCTGTGATACCTAAGATTCCTAGAATCTGATAGATAAATGCAATTAAGGCAGAAGCCAATGCTACTAATGTTGCTTTATTCTTGAAACGTAATTTAAGATTCATAATTTCTCCTTTCATTTGGTGGAAATATATGTTAATATGTATTTGAAGATTTTTTCATACTTAATCTTCAATTTTATACTTTCCCCCTACAGTTTGTAGGGGGATTTTTTTATACTTGATAAAACTTCTTTTGGTTAACTAAATACTTTAATAGTTAACTAAAATATCTCTATCATTATTTTGCAATCTATATTTTTCATAGGACCTCTTTCCTAGTTTTTGGACGACCTTAGTTAAAACATTGTTTTAATTCTTTCATCTGATCATCTATATATGCTTCAATTGTTGTAAATCCTTTTCTATGTTCAAATCCTTTTCTTCTCAATTCTGCTCTTACTGTCATTAATTCTTCTTTTACTCCTTGTAGAGCTAAAATAGCTCCAATCTTCATATCCTCATTCATGTTCTTCTCCTTTCGCTATGTTTGAATGTCCAAGTACAAATTTATCATGCTACCATCCATTTATGTAGTTAACTAAAGCCTGCTTTAGTTAATTAGTTTCCGCTTTCGGTTCTTCTTCTTTATTAACATCCATCAGCTCATTATACTGTTGCTCTGTAATCCTGCCCGTTGCGAAGAAAATATCAATCTTATTCTTTAAATCATCTGTCAGACCGTTTCTTTCTTTAAGTTTTAATAATGTCCTGTATAGCATAATCATACCTCCAATTCTGTTAATGCTACTGCATATTCGCTGTTGACATAGGCTTCTGCTGATTGCAAGTCCATATCATAGATGTAATCTCGATTGTCGTTTAACTGCTGTTTCACATAGTTCCATCCATTTTGCATCGAAATCGGATAGTTGAATACTGTATATCCGTCCAACTGTTCTGAATTGACGCTGATGTTTGTAGTCGGATAATATGTTGCGAGTGCTTTAAATGCCTGTGTCTGTTCTGTTGTGAGGTCGGTTTCTTGTTGCTCTAATAATTGATAAACCACATCAAAATCAAGACTTAACTCTTTTAATTCTTGTGCGGTATACAATTCATTATTTGATTTTTTTATATTTTTAATATATAGCTTTGTGCCTGCTACACATGTTCCCCAATTAGTATATTTAAATGCTGAAAATATGCACTCTTTATTACCAGAATTTTGTGCATTAATGTCAATATCGATGGCTAATCTATATTCTTCATCAATCTTCCCGTTTTTTGTATTAAATGTTCCCCTTTCACACATTCTCACAACTTTCCCTCGTTCCACATCCACATAATCCGCAACATACTGTTGTCCATTGATTGTGACGTTGCCACCTGAACTTACAGGAATAGCATTGAGGGTATATGGGAGGGCGACAGTCTGTTCGTGGTAGGGTTGGAAATCTGTAGAAGCAGAGCCTTCTTCAACTTGTGGGTATATCGTAAAATTATTTAATATGGCTCCACTTAATATTCTGCATATAAAGAAAGATATTGTTTCTCGATTTTTAATTTGTCCGTCTTCGAGACTGGCCACTGTCGTATATATACCTGGTTTCCCTACATGAAACTGAATTTTGCTATTCCCACTTTTTTTGACAATGTATGTTTTTTGACTATCCAGGGGAAGCATATTTGCAGTATTGAAAGCCCCATAAATGTAAAAATCCGTCTCGACTGTTGGCGTTCCGTTCAAAGTATAAGTCCCATCGCCATTGTTTATACAGGTCACCCCGTTCAGCGTAATAGTCTTCAATGTCGCATTTAGCAAATTCTTCCCAACAATCTTCACTGTCGGATTCACAACGCTCTTAATCTCCTGCGGATAGTCAGGATTCGGGCTTGGAATGCCGCCGGTGTAAGGTTCGTAGGAAGTGGCAACAGAGCCTTTTTCTATCTGAATCAGAATATTAGAAATGTCATAGGTTTTGCCCTCTGTGATATTAAAACACACTTTGGATACCTCTGCATTTTCTAAAGTATTTGATTTGTTCTGTTCCAGAACTAATTTGTATGATTTGTTCGCTACTGATACTTTAGTATTAGTAGTAATATTAGAGCTAAGGATGCACGTCCCATCTAACACAAAAGAATCAATGTCAAGAATTGCCCATCCTGTTTCTGTTGCAGTTCCTTTCAATGCAAATACTCCATCCTTCACAGTAACAGTTACTCCTCGTGTTGTTTGTGTCCCGTCTTTAATTTTAAAGAGATTCTTTCCAGTAGTAGTAAACTGCTCTGACTTGCCATACAGCATCATATCCATAATCTTTCCATTGTCAGAATCCGCTAAATGGTTCTTGCCCTCATTCGATGCATAGAACTTTGTAATTTTGTTTGATAAAGATTCCTTTAGTGAACCAATCTGCTGTCCAACTACAGCCGAATCCGCAGGCTTATCTGATTGTGTAAGTGTTTTATCTGTGTCTACCGCAGCCGAATTATAAGTACCACCAGATGTCCATGCAGACCCATTCCAGTAATACCAATTGCCACTTGTGTAACCAGACTCACTGCCTTGATAGACATAGACTCTTGTTTTGTCTGTCATACCTGCGACAGTAGTTGCAATATAAGGTGCTCCAATCTGCCCCATAATCGCAGACCACGGTACTTTGTGTAAATCTTCTTTTCCAACCAGACAATACATATCTTCTGTCGGATTAGACAATAGCGGTAAATCATTTATCTTTGCCATTTGCATCCACCTCTTTTACTTCTACACCAGATTTCTCCAAAAACTCTTTCAGTGCTTTCTGGTGTCTTTTTAATACCATCATTGCTATATAAAATTATGCAATCATCTTTTTCAAGATTGCGTATTTCCAAATCATTTATTGTAATTGTTTTCATCATATAAACCCTATTACCCTGTTACCCATGTAGCAAATACGTTAAGCCACGCACCTGTTTCAACAGTAATGCTTTTAGTTGTTCCATATCTTTCAACTTTACATATCCCTGTCGTTCTGACAGTAAGTAAAAACCTGTTAAGTCCGCTTCCTTGACATAGAAAACGACTTTCCTGTGATGGTGCAAATTTTTTATCAAATGTTAAAATACTATCGTGTGTAGACCATGCCGTATTATTTTTTAAAGCTCCTTGCAAAAATACAATATTTCCAATTTTCCGTACTCTTGCGTGTGAATTACTTGTGTATGGAACGATGCCATTTCCGTATTTACACTCAATCCATCCTGTGTCCTCTATAATGTCTTGCTTTTTGTTTATATTTTCGGACAAATTCCCAATATTTGTTGTTATATCTTCAATTTGAAGTCTCTTTTTCAAATACTCTGAAAGATTTGAAACCTTTACTTTTTTTGCATCATTCCCACCGATGATTAAATATACATCATCCGTGGGAATTTCCTGCTCTGGCAAATCATTAATTAATATAAGAGGTACATTAACCGCCATAATATCACTCCTTAATCATTCAGTTTATTATCTTTGATGAAGTCTCTAATAGCTTTAATATGTTCCCTCAGTTCATCGTCAACAACGTAAAAATTGCCCTTATTATTTCGACTGATTGGCTCTCCTGTGTTATCGTCAATATCATTGTATGTATAAGTTACTCTGTCTCCACCATCAATATTCAGTGCCATAAAGCTACTCAACTGTTTCATTTAACATTTCCTCCTGTTCTTCAATTAACGAATTGATTTCGTCAATATATTCTTGCTCATAGTCTATCTCTTCTTCTTTTTCTTCGTGGTTATATTCTTCCAATCGTTCAAATTCGTAATCTCTTTGAACAACTTTAAGTTCCCACGAAAACTTAAGATTTTCTGTACCATTTACTAAAAAGTAAGTAGGTGTTTTTTCTTCTATCCATAGATCGCCTTTACCCTCTTTCTGCAAAAAAACTTGATATTCAACATCTGTATTGACAGTCTCTTGGAACACATCATCTATATCTATATAGCATTTTCCTGTTTCGTCAGTCTGTGCCGTTCCGATGTCTCCAAACATTGGTGTTGGTGTTTCATAACAATATTGCAGTCGTTTGTTATAATTTTCTGTTTGGATTATTCTGCTTTTACTTCCTGTTGTAGATATTTCTGTAGGTGTTATCGTGGATATCTTTTTCATAAATCCAGTTTGCACGGTTATTTCATTGTAGTTCATGTAAGCAACATTATCTAATTGACTTGGCATCCATGTTGCCATTCCTTTACTGTTATTTTTCATAACAGCTAAACCATTCTCCCCGCAAAAACTAGTTTTACCAGAACCATCATTATTTGAAGAAATTTGTAGTCCAGAAAACAAAGTTGGTTCTATACTTATCAGTCCATTGCCAACAAATGGATATCCATAACAGGCAATTTTCAAGCCAGACCAATCAATTTTCAAAGATTCTTTAGAATCAGAAGTATAACCAACAATAGTATCTAAAACATCTTTCAATATAATTTTAGAACCTCTGATCGTTCCCTTTGATATGTCAAGTCCATCTTTATTCCATTGACCTACTAATGTATTGTTTGCATCATACATTTTCAGTTCGCCATTGGCATTATCCAATCCACCTAACGATAATGCTCCACCTCTTGCATATGTAAAGTTGATATACAGTTTTCCGTCAGACCCACGATAAATACCTTGCCATGCTCCGTCATTGGTTAGAAGATTAAAGATTTCTTCATGTGTCAACGCATCAACATCTATTGCAACAGGAATTGTCTCAATGTCAAGAACCTCTGTAAATCCACCTGCCGCATACATCGTACATCTAAGTGCTGCTACATCACGAGGAATACCGATTGCTTTATTGCTTGCTGCTTGAATCGCTCCGCCATTCGTTGTTGCAAGAGCACCATATAGGCTGTGAGTGATTGATGTTTCATCTGCGGATGAAGTATAGACAGTTTTATATGTGTCTCCGTCAATCGTTTCCTCAATCTTAAATCGGCATTTATATGCTGTTCGTGCTGTTGCTGTACCATCACGATAATAACCAGACAGTGTAATATAGTTCGGCACCATTGAGCTGTCCGCTGATCGTTTGATGATTCCTGTGGATGGTTCCATAAAGTAGGTTCTTCCTGCACTTCCTTGATCGCCTTGTGGTCCTGTTGCACCTGTTTCTCCGGGGATACCACCCTTTAATTTAGCAATATCAAATCGTTTTGTGACAGAATATGTATTAAGGTAATTAGCTGTAATATCTACCCATCCAACATCTGTTGTTAATCCTGTTACAGTATAGGTGTGTGTTGAACCATTCCAAGCACCTACGACACCGCTTGACTTCTGCACGTTGTAAGTACAGTCGTTAGATATATCGGTATGACCGTATAAAACCTGTGCTGTCGTGTGACATTCTGGAAACGCTGTGTATTCTCCTTTGTAATCTGTTGCGATTGCTTGATAGTCCTTGTCAAGATTTATAATCATAGCACGAGACTTTTTCGCTTCATTGATTGCATCATTAATTGCTTCTGTTGCAGTCTTTCCACCTATTGTGACGTTATCTCCAGAAATCCTCACAGTACCAGTTTCTATGTCTGCAAAAAAGATAATATTTCCAGATTTATCCTTGACTGTCAATGCACCAGTATTAATATAATCTGCATTGATTCCCTCTGCATAAAGCAATCTTGTTATCATTTCGCCTGTGATTGTAAAACCATATGGATAATTTTTACCACCATCCGTGGAAAAACCGATTGCATCTGATGTTAACTTAATAACATTTCTTGATTCAGCAAGCGACCTCTTATCATGCAGGTAATAAATACTAGAACCGTCTGGTTGCTTCTCTTCCGTTGAATACAATCCACTACCACTTTTAAGTGTTTCGTTCAGTTTTTTAATCGCATTTTCACGATTTGTCTTTTCACGTTCAACTAATTCTTTCCCTTGAATCAGTGCTTTTTGTTCACTTGACGTGTAATTGCTTTGATTTCTCATTGGAGATTCTGCACTGTTTTGTAGTGTTGTATACCCAAAGAATACAAAGTTTACATCTGTTAATACTGAATAGAAACTTTTCCCTTTCCAGTCTGTAATCTTTATCTTGTCTCCAAACTCTGCAATTGGACAAGAAATATAATCCATCGTAAATCCACGAAACGTTACATCCTTGAATCTTTCATAAATCCAAGAAACTAATGTCTCTTCATGACCTGCAACTAACGGATTCTCTATTTCTAAAACGTAGCCATCTGAACCGTATTTGACTAATTCTTCCACATCTTCTTCATTTTCGTTACCATCTTCATCGGTTGTTGTCTTAGTGACAGTCTTTGTCATTTGTACACCTGTTACCTGCACATCGTTTGTATCGCTTGTTAAAGAATCATAAGCTTCGATATCGTGAATATTAGTACTGTAGTCAAAATCATATGTAATTATCTGTAGATGTCCTGTGCGGTCAATTCTTGCATTTCCGCAGGCAATCATAGAGATAAATCCTATAATCTGTCGGTGTGTATACTCACTAGATGGCATGGTTGGTATCTGGAAGTCATTATGTAAAAAGTTACTATTTCCAATCAAGATACCGCAGGTATCACAACTATCAATTAGCACACTCTTTGCTGTCGCAGGGAATGTCAATGTTGTGCTGTATGTCTTATCTGCTTTATACATATCATCGTATCCGACAATCGTTACAACACTTCCGTAGGTTTCTGGTTGAGTGACGGTAAATGTACCGTATTCAATTTTTTCTATCGTTGATGATAATTCAAACGTCAGATATAGTCTGATTTTTGCTCCAAAGAAATCATAATCAGATAAGTGATCATCGTCATTCATGATTTCTAACTGTACGTTTCTGCTAATGGCAACTCCTAAAGGAATAGAGTTTGCCCCCGCAGAATCAACCAGACTATTGTTATCTATTGAAAAATCATCCTCTGTCAGTTCTAAAACTGTGCCATTTGCAAGTGTAACTTCTGCATGCTCTTTAAAATCCTGTCTTTCTGACATAAGTTCTTTAAATTCGTTACTTACATTTATCATAATGGGTCAATCCTCTGTGCATTAAAAGAGAAACTTTCAAACTTTTCTTCTCCGTCTTTCAATGTTCCAAATTTAATATCAGACACCTGTCCTACATAAAATGTATCGTCTCTCCATTTACCATAATATGGACTAAAATAATGCAACTGAAATTTTGTCTTTTTATTGCTTTTACTGTAAACAATCATTTGCATTATCTCTGCTACATCTTTTGCAGGTATATCAGTCGCAGTATAAGGAAATCTTTCGATTGTAAACATTGGTGTAAATTTACCAATTCCAGACTGTGAACGTGTAGAACCTTGCGTATAAGTTGTTTCATATGCCGCAGAACTTCCACCATCTGGCTGAAATATTTTCTTACCATTGATTTTTATATAATCTTGTGCCATATCTACTCCTCTCTACGCAAGAACAAATGGATTTTGTCCATTATTCATCTGTCTTAATTTTGCTTCTGTAATCATTTCGTCAAATAATGTTCTACGATTAATTTGTGCCGTGAACTGATAATTTCCGCCATTATTACTTTCAATCTTGATATTAGATAATTCTTCTTTTATGATTTTTCTTAATAATGCTTCTGGTGTTTCGATATTGGTTCCTCGCTTCTGGTCTCCTAACACTGCCATAAACGGTGCATTTGGTGGGATAACCGCACCTTTTGCAAGATATGGTACTCTTGAGAAAGATACTGTTGATAGGTTGAATCCTACAGATTTTCCACCAACACCAGGTACCCAATCTGGGATGCTGATATGGAAGTTATTAAGTGCATGAACCATTGCGTTAATACCACTCTGTACCGCTCCAATCATTGTATTGATAAAACCGATAATCGCATTAACTGGTGTTTTAACTGCATTTTTAATCCTTTTCCATACAGATTCTGTTTTTGTTCTAATGCTATCCCAAACACTTTTTATCTTTGCTCCAATGGATTTTATTTTATTTCCAACAGTTTCAAATGCTCCCTTGAATCCATTCCATGATTGTTTTGCTTTCTCTGCAACATTTCCTGCGGATTCTTTAACTTTGCCCCAAGCACCTCTTATCTTATTTCCAGCAGCTTCGACCTTTTGTCTTACTGCATCAAAAGCTGATTGCAGGTTTTCCCAAGCGTCTTTAGCTACTTCGTAAACCTTTAACGCCGCAGCTTTAATCTTATCCCAGTTCAATACAATCAGTGCCACACCTGCGATAATTCCAAGTATCAATAATCCAGTCGGACTAAAGATAACCGTACCTATTGTGCTTAATATGCTACCTAAGCCAGAGACAAGTGTTGTTGCTCCTGTTGATAAAACTTTGGCTATTGTTCCACCTGCGGATAATATTTTTGTAAATCCGCTACTTAAGGCTGTTTCGACAATCCCAACAATTCCAGTTTTGTCGTTAATTATTTTTGCTATAAAAGACAATAAAGACTGATTTGCAAACAGTGTTGTAAAGGCATTGGATAATTTGATAGCACCTATTGCTGTTGCTAATGCAAGTCCAAGCTTTCCTGCTGTTGTGCTTGCAAAACCAGAAATCAGACCGCCAAGAACATTTGTTATAATTGTGAATACTTGACTAAAGATTGTACCCCAGTCAATATTGCTTAGAAATGTTCCAATTCCTTTTCCAAGTCCATTCCAATCGGTGTTTTGTGCTACGCTAGCGAACACGCCTAACAGACTTGTCACTGCATCACTTAATGTCTGTCCTGCTGTCGCCCAATCAATTCCAGTAATCATTGCATTAAGACCATTTGTAATGTTTGTTGCAATTCCAGACCAATCTACTGTCTTTACGAATGCCCCTAACGTTGCAAATGCTCCGTTAATCCCTTTTACTAACGTATCGGCAATTGTTGTGAAATTAACTTTATCAAAGATTCCATTAACAAGATTTCCTAGAGATATTCCAAGTTCTTCCCAACCAGTCAACCCAAGATTGCTTTTTCTTGACATATCAGAAACAAATCCGTTAAAGATATTCCATGCAATCATAAATTTGTTCCCAAACAGATTTCCTAAGTTGGTCCAATTTACCTCGTTAACTAATCCGCGGAATCCTACTGAAAATTTAGTTCCGAGATTTTTCCAGTCGATACCCTCAATTAAAAGATTCATTGTATTGACAAGTGTATTAATACCTGCACCTATAGTTCGTCCGAGCAAATCCCAGTCAATGTGATCTACAAGACTATTGAACGTCCGTGTAAATGCATTTACAAAATAAGTTATCTTTGGACCTACATTATTCCAATTGATAGCATCATAGATTTTTTGCAATCCTTTATTGATACCGCTTGCGATATATGCTCCAAGTCCTTCCCAATCTTCGTCCTTAATCAACTTTCGGATTTTATCTGCTATTCCTTTGATAGAACTAGCAATTGGTACTTCTTGGAACATATCCGATGGACTAAGTCCACCACCGCCACCACCTACGCCACCGCCACCGCCGGTACCAGGTGTTGTGTCGGAATCATCTTTGTTCTTTTTCTGGAACTGTCTGATTTCATCAAGACCAGATAGATATGTCTGGTTCTCTTTGTTTGCTTTCTTTGTGGCATTGGCGTTTTTCTTGCTTGCTTTCGCTGCATCATTCGATGCCGATGCCGTACTTCCTAAAGATGCAGCATAGTCTTGTTGCACCCCTACAGCTTTTGTAAATGTCTTTTGCCCTGTCAGTGCTGCAATAAACATTCCTACATAGGTTAATGCCTTTGATATTAAGTTAATCAACGTAACTAATGCAGGAGCTATCGCTGTAAGAATCGGACTAAACGCCGTTGCAAAACTGTTTTTTAATCGTGTCAGTGCCGACATCAAAGATGATAGTGCTGCATTTGTGCGATTGGAATACTGTGCTAGATTCTGCATACCGCTTGCTACCGCAGCATTGACTTTACCAATCATTCCAAACACGGTCGAATATAAGATACTCATACCAACCATTCGACCAATCGAAAAACGTGCATTATCAGCACTTTGTGATGTATTAAGGAAGCTTGTTACAAGACTTCCAATTCTCTTTCCAACACTAAGAGCGGATGAACCAACTTTTTTTAATGCATTTCCAAGCTTGCTAATACCACTTGATAAAAGTGTTGCAAGTATTCTTGTTTTGCTTAATTTTCCGTTTGTTTCCGCTACTTTGCTTCCGATATTGGTGTAAGATGAACCAAGTTTTCCATTTGTTCCAACAAGGCTTCTTTCTTTTGCATCAGTCTTAGATATTTCCTTATTTAATGCATTTAAGGCTTTCTCGCTTTCTTCTGATGCTGTCTTTGCGTAGTTCCCTGTAATCGGTGCGGTACGTACTTTTTCTGTTGGTTGTGCGGTTGTTGTTCCGCTGTCTAGCTGTTTTTTCTTCGCTAGTAATTCGTCATATTGTCTGCCGAGCTTTTCCGCAGCACTCTCCAATGCTAAAAATGCAGGGGAAGAAGTTGCATTCTGATTTCTTGCAAAGATTTCTTGCTGTGCTGTTGCTACCTGTTCAAATTGTGTATCAAGACGTTGCAAGGAATCTTCAAGAATCTGATATGCTGTTGTCTTGATATTTGAATTGCTGATTTCATCCTGCAATTGTGTTGTTTGTCCTAAATTGGTGTTTAAGGATTCAACACTCGTTTCTGTACCTGTGATTTCTGCATTTAATTTTTGTAATGCTTTTGCACTCTCTTCGCTTGCAAGACCTGTTCCACCAGTAAGCTTTGCACTTTTAGGTAGACCACTGTCTGTACTCGCTGTCGGTGCTTCTAACTGCTTTTTCTTTGCAAGAAGTTCTTCGTATTGCTGATCTAGTTTAGCCGCTGCACTTTCCATTGCTTGAAACGCAGAAGAAGAAGTCACACTTTGATTTCTGTTAAATACATCCATCTGTGCTTTTTCCAACTCTGCAAGCTTCTGTCCTGTGGTTTCTATTGCTTTATCTAACGTATCAAGTGCAGTCGTCTTAATGTCGATGTTATCAAGCTTCTTTTCTGCCTGTGCGGTCTTTTCCAGTTCCTTAGCCACGGTCTTTGCTTTTTCTTCGACAACGTCCATGCCTTTTGTATCTGGTGCTTTTATACCGCCACTCATGGCTTTTTCCATTGATTTTCCAATGGTTTTTACTTGATTGGATAAACGTTTTAAAAGGGATGCAATTTCTTTCACACTTGCTTTTGCTTCGGTTGTATCAATTTCTGTTTTGATATAAATA